GCCGCTCTCGCGGCTGAATGGGGAAGACCCCCGTCTCATAGAGACGCCTCCTAGTGGAGACATGTCAATGGCTGATCAGCGCCAACCGAACGATAACGCAGTTAAAACGCGTACTCGAACGGTTAATTATAGGTATGAGGCTACCGGTCTCACGACCGATATTGGGACGACGACTTATACAAGTTTTCGTTCCCTTAGACCCTCATATCCGAAAGGCGCAGTGATAACTCTACCTGAAGGTGATACTTTTCGTAAGTCCACCAACTATACCCACCAATCGTGGGAGGTAGGGAGCTACGGCCCTGCATCAACTGGTCCTGGAAAGAGTGGAATTATCTCTCCCAGGCCGCGTTGGTACAGCATTGATGGTGGTCGAGATGGTAGTTTATTCCTTGCCGGTAACCCGGTGTTAGTTGGAGTAAACTATCCTCAAGACGCCAAAAATGAGGCCGTGACAAAGGCGCTCAACAAGATAGCTGATCAAAAGATCAATCTTGGAGAGAACCTTGCCACGTTCAACCAGACGTTGGGACTCTTTGCAGATAAGTCGAAAGTATTATCGACAGCCTTGCATCGAATCGCTAGAGATCGTTCGTTCCGAAAGTTTTTGAATATGTCCGCAAGGGATTTATCCCGAGCAGGCATCACAAACACGATCGCGCAGAATTATCTCGCCTACGTTTACGGCTTAAAGCCGTTAATGCAGGACGTCTATGTTGCTCACGAGCTACTTAAGTCTCAAGCCAAAAGGACGTTATTGTTTAAAGGCGTTGGTAAGTCCCAACGCTCTAAAGCAATTTCGAAACCTCAGGCCGGTCCAGCTGCCACGAACGCTGAGTTCACGGTAGTGGAGTGGAGATCTGATTTGAAGGTGAAATGCACCCTTTGGGCACGCATCGATCCTAATCATCAAGGTCTCCGTAGTCTTAACGAGTTCGGGCTTCTAAACCCCTTGGCTTTAGCATGGGAACTCGTTCCCTATAGTTTCGTGGTCGACTGGTTTTTACCAGTTGGCCCGGTCCTATATGCTATGTCAGCCCCGGCGGGTTTGATCTTCGTGGATGGATCAATCTCTTGTCGAAATACCGAAGTTAAGGTATTCGAGTATAAGGTTGATCGCGGTAGCTGGTCTTACAAAGTTGTATCGCCAGTTATCCCAGCCATCGTCCCTATTACCTATGAAGGCTATAAACGTGACATTGTTACGTCATGGCCTACACCAGGTTTGTGGGTTGATGGTGATCCATTCCGTGGTGACCGTCTCTTCAAAGCAATTGCTTTGTCGATTCTTGCACTTAACGGAACTAGACCTAAGCATATACGCTGACAGAATGTCAGTATCATCCCTCTATAATGAAGGAATTGCACAGTGAGTGCACGTACTAACCTGGTCCTCAAAGACCGTGCCGCGACACCAGTCTCGCACACCTTCTCCCCAGATGGCGATGATGCCAATGGGGTCCACATTTTCTCTGAAAAGGTGGGCGTTCCTGCAGGATATAGCCGGTATACCGGTTCTCTCCGACAGACGAACGGAAGATTCCGCGCACAGCTTAAACTTGCCGTGCCGGTTACGCAAACTCAGGTCATTAATGGGGTTTCATCCCCTGTCGTTGTCCGTACTGCCTTTATTGAGGTTGGTATGACTTTCGACGGTCTGTCAAGTGAGCAAGAACGGGCTGACGCCATCGGTATGATGGTTGACAGTCTTCTTCCTGTTCAAACGCAGATCAATGACATGATTGTCAAACTTTCCGACATTTACTAGTCGGTTCAATTCACGCAAGACGGCCGGGTTTACCCAACTTGGTCTGATCTGAATTGAATTCCAAATTGGAATTAAGTATGGCAACTCAGCGTAACCTTACCATCGCAGGCAACGACCTTCTGGTTGTTACTGCTTTGGCTATGGTCATGACGTTAGTCGTGTTCATATATTCGTTCCGGGATCCAGAAAGGAACCACGAATGCAAAAGCATAGTAAGAACAAGCATCGAGGAAAGAGTAGATGGCAGAATGCCAATACCCGTATCCCCGAGTCAGTCTCAACCCACATCACGAATCTCTTCCGAGAGTTCGAATGTGAAGGATCCTTTGCTGCCGAATACCTGAAATCTGAGTATTTAAGTAAGTACTTAGACGAAGGGGTCGTTTCCGGCGAAACGCGAAAGCGTAACGCTATTACGAAATGGCTTAAGGCAGAAAAGAGGAATGCGATTACAAATCGTATTCTTGAGTATAGGGATCCGGGGTATAATATTTTACCCCGTGTTTCCTACTCATCCTTCCTGAGGTTTGCGCGCAGAATAATCTCCGATGTTCTTGGGCCCCTTGACGATCAAATCGTTTTGGGTTCCTACAGCGGAGGTGCGAGCACCAGTCGTAGGCGGCTTGTTAGCTCACCAGCTAATAAGTTCACCGGACAGGCTGATACAACGGTAGCAGCGAGTGTTTTCGTCGATATCATCTATCGAGAGGCGCCGTTGTTACGACAGTTCGGAGTATTCGATTATCTTAACGATGTCGAAGGCTCTGTTCTGTTCACCGTTCCAAAGAAAACGGATATTGACCGATGCGCTTGTAAAGAGCCTGACGTCAATATGTATCTTCAGAAAGGAGTCGGATCCCATATAAGGAAACGGCTTCGGCGCTTCGGCCTCAACCTAAATGATCAAAGTATCAATCGTGGCTTAGCAGCCAAGGGTGCTTCGGATAACTCCTTAGCAACTCTTGATCTGTCGAGTGCGAGCGATACAATAACCATTGGTTGTGTCGAGGCTCTACTCCCAACGGAGTGGTTCTTATATCTTGATGATATTCGATCCCACAACGTGAAAGTAGATGGAGTATACCACCGGATGGAAATGTTCTCGAGTATGGGGAATGGTTTCACGTTTGAGCTTGAGAGTTTACTCTTTTGGGCTTTAGCGCGAACCACTCTATACTTTGAGGGTGTTTCCGGCATCGTAAGTGTTTATGGTGATGATATCATTTGCCCTTCTGAGGGTGCTGATATGGTCTCTTGGGTTTTAACAGAGTTTGGTTTCTCTGTCAATCCCGAGAAATCCTTCATTACAGGTCCCTTTCGGGAATCCTGTGGTGGCCATTACCATTTGCATGAAGATGTAACCCCTTTCTATCTCAAGCGGAAAGCAACACATTTGACTGATGTCATTCGTGTTGCTAACCAGCTACGCCAATGGGCGATGGCTGATCCCGCTAGGCGTTATTTGTTGCCATCCACGTATGATATGTGGACCAAATTGGCTTCATTTGTGCCTAGAGATCTTTGGGGTGGTTATGATTATGCGGTTGATACGATCTTGGTGAGCCCTCACATCCCTAACAAGCAATTAATGCGCTTGTCGGATGAAAAGAGTGAACCTCAGGTTGGATCATACTTGCATTGGCATAACTCCAATTGGAAGCGTACAGAAGAACCCGATCAACCAAGTCGGGACCCCATCAACACCAGTCAAAGGTGTAGAAAAAGGGCTGTACAGAAAGGTGCTCCAAATGTCTCCGAGCTGTTCCTTCAGGAACAGCAAGGGGAGTCTGGTCCTGGGTAACACCCAGGGGGTTGGCGAAGAGTCCACACGGGCTGCAATAAACTAATAGTTGCAGTGGTTGTGTGGGCCGGGGTTTTAAACCTCGCACTCATAACTTGAGGCGCTTCGACCAAATTCTAAT